CAGTAGTGTAAATAACTTTATCACCATCGACAAAACCATGATTTGAAAAATTAACAGTTGAATTCTGAGTTGAAATTCCAGATGGAGTTACTTTTAGTGAACGATGTTGATATCCACTACCAGGATTAAGAACTTTGATTGATCTTAAAGTATTTTGTGCATTATAAAGTTTAAATTTATGAATTCCTGATTTTTGTGCAGTGGTTAAACCAACTGTATTAATTCCACTGTTTAAATCAGAAAGATTTGCATAAAGTTTAATTGATGATATTCCCACAACTTGAGCATAATATACTGTACCTTTTACTAAAGTTCCACCATTTAACTTTGATACATCTGTATTGTTTGCAGATCCAAGAGAGGTTGCAATTCCAACAGGATCATTACCGTTATTATCATAAACTAGAGCCGTTCCAGATACAATTTTAGGATTTTTTGAAAACATAATTGTTTCATCATTTGAATTGATACCAAATGATCCACCAGTTAATTCACGTTGTCTTGCATCAAATTCAATTTCACGTTGTCTCATCTCTACAATTGGTTTAAGAACTGCTCCAGAACCGTTTCCTCCAGAAATTGTAACTGAAGAAACATCTGCAATATCAAAATCTTGTGGATCGACAAATACTTTTTCTACAGATCCACTTATAACTGGACTTACAAGTGCTGTTGTTCCAGAACTAACGATTGGGTCGGTTACTATTAAAACTGGCGGATTTATTATGTCGTATCCAGTTCCACCACTATAAAGTTTTACTTTCTCTAATGGACCATAGTAAATTTTATCAGTAGATTTATAATTTTGGATTTCAACTCCATTAATCAATATTCCTGTGGTTCCAGGGACAGTTTTTTGATTTTTACCAGTCTTAATATTTTGATTAGACGGGAATTTTTTTAGTGATTTTTGTGGATAAATCCTATCTTCTTTTTGTGAGAATAATGTAAAAGTCTGCTTTGTGCCAGATGCATTTCCAAGAGCAAATTCTACAAAAATATTATCATCAATTAATGTTCTTGATTGATATAATTTAATTTTATTTTTATTATCTCCAGGAGATGGAGTCAATACTTTTACAAAATAGTTACCTGTTTCAAGTCCAACTAAAACTCTCCCTCCAGAATAATAAATTTCATCACCTGTTATGAATGGAACATCTTCAGTTCCATCAAATGCAATTGTTTGGTATTTTTGAGTTAAAGTATTAAAATCTTTTAAATTATTTTGAGATACCGAATTGATTTCGGATTTAATAACTGTTTTAGTTATTTGATAAGAAGGTAATGAATTTGATGCAACATAGAAATATTGCTCACTATCATTATAAAAATTTTGTATATCAGATGTTACTACATTATTTCCGTAAAATATAGGAGTATTGGAACTAGTTGCAGTATTTAATTTTCTTCTAATTCTATAATTTGTTGTATCTAATTCTGGTTGTATAAATGAATCATCAACTTTGAATCCACCAGAATTTGGATCTCCAAGATTGTTTAAAGTAACTTCTCTTGTAGTTTGATTAATGTTTGCAACAATGGCACCAGAATATGCAACTGTTTCTGTGGATCCCTGTAATATATCAACAGTATCTCCAACTTTAAGATTCGATTTATCAGTTTCAGATTCTAATGTGAAAACTGAGGTATTGATTCTCTTTACTTCAAAAGAAGAGCTGGTATTATAAACTAATGTATTCGCAAATAATTCTTTGTATGTTTTGTTTTGGGTAGGATTTAAAATTATTTCACCAACATGTTTAACATAAATTCTTTCACCCTCATCAGTCAGGTAGATATCAGTAATTGGTTTAAATCCAGATAAAACACCGCCAATTCTAAATTTTACTATTTTGGTTAAATCTCCATTTTCATATCCATAAAAGAAATCATCATTACGAATATCATCTCTAGAATTGATAATATTATTAATTCCAGTACAACTTAAAAATTGATTTATAGTTTTATCTGCATACGAAATTTTATTATTTCCAGAAATTAAAGTTCCAGTAACACCAAATCCAACAGTAGAATCTACCGTAATGACTGAAGAACCAACGGATACTTTTCCAATCACTCTTGTTTTTGGTTGAACATTAAAAATTCCATCTATAAATTCTTTATCATCATACCCAAGAAATAATCCAAGTTTGTAATAGCTTCTTGTACCTGTCCTTGTAAAAATTTCTACCTCAGACACTGATGCCTTTGTATTTGGATCCGTGGATTTTATGATAGTTTGTCCAACTAAATTATTTGGTTCTCCAGAAATTTGTTCGACAATTATAATCTCTCTTCTTAAAAACTTTGCAGTTGAAGGTTTCGTTAGGTAATTTTCTAGATCTATTACTTTTGGATCAATTCCATAAAGAACATTGAACAGAATTCTAAATGATTCTTCAGTTCCTTTTGCTTGATAAAAACTTCTTGCCTCTTTAATAAAATTATTTACATTTAAATTTGCTACAAAATCTACGTCTTCTAAACCTGGAGTGAGTAAATATTTTACTTTTTTATAAAATTCTTTTAAAAATAAAGAACTTAAATTTTTAACTGATGCCCCTTTAGAGTGAGAAGTAGCGTCTGTAGAACTAAAGACTAATTCTTCAGGATCTAAAGTGCTTTTATATTTTGTGATACCACTGAATCCACGCACACAACCCGTAAATGTATTAGTTGTAATTCCTGTATATGTAAAAATTTCATCATTAATTTGAAATAATCCATACTCATTTGGAAATCCTTTAGTAGATTCCACCCTAACAACTTTTGCAGTGGGAATGATAGATTCACTAAGTGTAGTTACACCAACAATAACTTCTGGAGTGAAATTATCTAATTTGAGATATTGGTCAAGATTTTCTACAATATCAGAGGGTCCACCCTGATATTCTTGGGAAATATAATATTGCTTTAAAAAATCTACAAATTTTGGATTTTCTGAGAGTATAAATTCTGGTAGTTGATTTTCAATAATCTGCTGAACTTTTACTCTCTGCTCAAAACCAGTTGTTATCATCTTATACCCTCTTTAATTCTCCGTTTAAGTAACTAGAAGTTATTTTATACCCAACTCCAGATATCTGTTCTCCAGAAGATATTGTATCCTTCACCATATTTATCTTACTCTTGCTAACATCAAAATACAAATAAAGATCTTTTAGACCAATCACATCATTAGATTCTGGATATGCTTGTACTTCAATTATATTTTCACTAATATCAGTTGATTTAATATTAACTGGATTAATCATTATTTCTCCAGTGTTATAATTAACTGTTCCAGCAGATTTAACTACGACTACATATTTTTCTTTACCATCAGGTGTTTCTTTTACAATTGAAATAATACCTTTTCCTGTTCCGTCTAGATCGCCTGTAGAATTTTTATTAGGAGCATCTGTAAAATAAACGGTTTCTGTCTCACCTGCAATAGTAAAACCAGTGCTCTTAATATTAAATCCAATTGGTTTTATATTAAATTGATTTCCAAAACATAATTCATATGTTGTAACCTGATCAATCAATACTTTAAGATTTCTTCTTATAATCACTCTTGTGATATTCGAAGTAATTGCATTATCAACGCTGTCTATGATTTGATTTATTTTACTATATTTGAATCTACCTCCAAATTTATTAATATTGGAAGAAGAATAAGTCGTTAGGGCATTAATAATATTTGTCTTTAATTGGTTAACACTAGAGGTCTGAGAATTATTGTAGTAAATTCCAGCATCAATCTCAACATAAAGTATTTTCAAGTCTACAATTTGCTGATTAATTCCTGCTAAAGAATATTGTTTTAGTTTGGATAAAATTTGCTCTTTATCAAAATCAGAAACATATTCACCATTTTTTGGTTTAATACTGATAATAACATTGCCAAATTGTGGTGGATCTAATTCTTCACCACCAACAACAGATACAGACTCAGTGCCTGAATAAATTGACTGAATAATTGTCTCATAGTCACGAGTTGTAACTGCACGATATTGTGAAGAATATAGGCGCGGAGCAAAGTATTTGATTGAATCGGTTGATTCAATATCAGATCCATTTCTTGCTGAAGAAACAGTTGTGATTGTAACTAAATTTGTAGGAGTTACAATATTATTCAGGGAATCTCTAACTCTTCCTGAATAAGAAAAATTAGTTCCTCCATTTCCATTTTTACCATTAGTTACAATATAAGTAACTGTAATAAGACTTCCATGTTCTAATTTCTTACCAAAATATCCATCACCAAATAAAAGTTCATATTTTTCATCTTGAATTTCTTGTAACAGATATGTTTCTGAACTCTTATTTACATTTAAAATATTATCTACCTGCGCGTATTCTCTGCCTATAGCATTGGGATTATTGACATCTGCTGCTATAGTAACTTTAACAACAATTGTTGATGTATCAATTGAAGTATTATCAAGAACAAACCTCTGATTTACAGATCCATCAACAGTAAAAGTTTTCCTAAGAAAAGTACCTTCATAAACTTCAATATTTTCAAATGAAGCAATTTTAGTATTTGTATTGACTGTGGTTGTAATACTTTCTGGAATTGAAAAAATATAGTTTGTAGTTAGGTCTCCAGTCCCAACACAGACTAGTCCTGCATCGAGTGTAAGAGACGGTGTAGTCGATGCATTAGGAACTTGTACATCGAATTTTACAACCGCCTTGGAGGCGGTTTTAGAACGAGGTACATAACCAATGTTTCTTGCCAATGAAACAACATTTTCTCTTAGAGTTGCTGAATCTAAGAAAGATTCATTTGCAACCATATTTGTGTTAAATGCCGTAATGTATGTGTTATATGCTAACACATCAATTAAGACAGAAAAATTAGATCCCTCAAAGTCAAAATCCGTGAAATTAGAATTTGCACGAATGTAGTCTTTTATGGAAGTTTTGATCTGATCAAAATCTAGATTTGTAAACTTAGTAAAAGGCATATTACTTTACTGCCTCTAATAAAAATGTAAATTCTTGTGTTGGAAAATCTTGACCGATAATATCAAAATAAACAGTGATATTAAATGCATTTAAATCTGGTTGAGGATCAACATCAACTTTAAGGTTTGTAACTCTTGGTTCAAAATTTCCGATGGATGTTTTA